GAGTCCTTCATGCAAGCAATGGATGAATTGTCACGAATCGGTCACTCCCTTACGGACGCAGAGATCGAGGAAATTTCCGATGGAAATCTTAGTGATTATAGTGGTGACGGCGGTAGCGATAGTTCTGGCGACGATGCTAGTGCATCAGAAGAACCAGGTGAAGAAGCTGAACAACCGCGTACGGAACGTGGCGAGGACGGCTCAGAACGCTAAGAGTCTAATAGCCAGTACCGGCGAGGCTCACGCTTTAGCGATGGCAGAGACTTTAGAGAAATCTGAAAAAGCCATCAAAAAAGCAACTGACGGCAAGAATACGATGAAGCGCGAGCGTGACACCGCTAACCGCCTTTCAGGAGAACAAAGCCGGCGAGCCAACACGCTTGCTGCAGACCTTTCGAATGTCGAATCGCAACTTGCAACTTCACAGGAAAGGCACAACAAGTATGCCTCGATTGAAACCTGCACCTGCCCATCTTGCAGGATTTTGAGGAAGTACCCTGATTACGGCTACGTCAACCGAGTGAAAAAGGCGATCGCTCGAGGTGACGCAGGGTAATGAGATATGCTGTCCTCTGATTCACAACCGGAGGACAGCATGGCTAAATCGGCAGCCCTAATCAGGGCAGAGAAGAAAATAGCGGATCTCGAGAAAAACTTGCAAACTAATTGGGACGATTGCCCTTGCAAGACCTGTGGTGTCATTCGGGCGAACCAGTCTGCGGTAGAGTCTGTAGACGAATTACTTCGTATCTCTGTACGGTAATTTCCCAATCAGCACACCTTCTACATGCCGGCGCAGTTTAGTAGTATTTACTCTGCGTCGGCGTAGAGTCCGCTGTTACTGCTCCAAGTCGCTTCGTCACTCACGCCGGCGCAACCCAATAGGGTAAGATTTCGTTATGGAACAGACATCGGCGAAAGCCTTCAAAGTTACAAAACACGGTCTTGGAGCAGTAATCTACCCGCCTGAGTCGCTAAACGACGAACATTGGGTAATGCTCGGGAAACCACAGGTGATCGCAGTTATGCGACCCAATTCCGACGCTCCCGCACCAACAAAACTCTCCCGCGCTGAGTACAACCAGTTACTCAGAGAATGGCTGCAAGAAGACCCCGATCGGGTAGCCGCCAATTTCGAGCCGCCTACACCGTCGCAGCGACCAGCTCCGACAGGTAGCGATGTTCTCAACAAGTACCTTGATGAGACCGTCTATGCCACTTGGCAGTTGACCTAGTGGCGAAACCGAAGCGCACCAACTTTCAAAAGGCTGTTCGGGAACTAGCCGGTCGATCCTTTATCGACTTCCTCACAATCAAGATCGAAGATGAGGAAACCGGACTCCCGCGCACTCTTGTCCAGGTAACGATGCCACCAGATCCCACCGTCCTCGGCGGCGGTGGTGGTCTCATCGACTTCGAAATGTGGGATCACCTGCATGAAGTTGTGGCGCTTGTGGGAGAGAAGAAGCTACTGAACTTTATGAAGGCTCGGCAGGTCGGGCTTTCATGGGTGATCGCTGCATACGCTCTTTGGTTGGCGATGTACCACGATGCTTCGAACGTGTTGCTGTTTTCGCAGGGTGACAAAGAAGCCAAATCTCTCCTAAAGAAGATCCACTCCATCTACGACTCGCTTCCCGAGTGGATGACTGAACCTCTCGGCAGAGACAACACTTCCGAGATGGAATTCCCGGTCACGAAGTCCATCATTCAGGCACTTCCAGCGACCGAAAAAGCCGGTCGATCCGAGACCGTTTCGCTCATCGTTCAAGACGAAGCAGACTTCCACGAACACATCGATGTCAACTTCGCTGCTATGAAGCCGACGATTGATGCTGGTGGTCAGATCATCCAGATCTCCACGGTTGATAAGAACAAGCCTCTGTCGCTGTTCAAGACTATTTTCCGAAACGCTCTTGAAGGACTCAACGGTTGGACTGCTCGCTTCTACGGATGGGACGTTCGGCCGGAACGGGATCAAGCCTGGTACGACCGAGTTGAGCGTGAGGCGCCCGACACTCCTGAAATGTCCAAAGAACTCTATATGGAGCAGGAGTACCCGAAGACTTGGCAGGAAGCACTTCGACCTTCTCGAGTTCTGGCAGCATTTGATACCGATGTGCTGAACGATATGTTCGAATTCGCTCGAGATCCTAGAGAGACTAAAGAAAACGGCAATGTTCGGATCTGGCAGAAGTGGCACTCTGGCGGTCGATATGCAGCCGGCGGTGACTCGTCACACGGCACAGGTCGGGACTCGTCAGTGCTTGTCATCATCGATTGCAATACTGGTAACGTTGTAGCCGACGTCAAGGGAAATTTGCTCTCGACAGAAGAATTTGCCCGAATGTCGGTTGCTCTTTTGGAAGAATATGAAAGTCCGAAAGCGGCGATCGAGGACAACGATTGGGGAGTAGCGGTTATTCGAGCGATGCAGGATCTCGAATACAACAATCTTTACGAACGTAAAAACAAAGATGGCGAAGACTCAGGGAACGTTGGGTGGCATACTGACGAGAAATCCCGGTACGCTTTGTTTGGTGATTTGATCCCTGCGATCAACAGTTCGCTCATCACAATGTATGCCGAAGACGGAATAAATGACTTCCTCTCTGTGGTGCGAAACCCGGAGAAGAACGGTCGGATTGAGGCAGCTGCAGGACTCCACGATGACTACCCAATGGCGGTAGGGATGGCATGGATGCTCCGCAACGAGGTCTACAACTATTCGACGGTGACTGAGACTCACAGGTTTGAGGAATAATGGCTGCAAAACGAGGCGCTACTAAGAAATCCACTACCCCTGCAGGAAAGAAAAATCCGCGGGCAGATGTAGTCAAGCGCACTCAGGCAGAGAAGCAGTTGGATAAAACCAACGCTTCCAAGAACAACGGACTTTTCACTGACCCTGCGGAGATCATGTCGATGATCGCCGATAAGAAAGTGGAGCTCGGTGATCTTCATCAGCGAATGGAAGACGAGTATGGCTACTTCGAATTAGCCGAGTACCAGGCAAAGAGAGGGTACGAGTCGTTCACATCGACAGCTCCGAAAAACTATTTCGACAAGATTCTCGATGGTGTGAACCGAGCAGCTATGACCATTCAGGTCAAGGTTGATGAGTCTTCAAAAGAGGATGAGCGTGACGCTGCTAACGAGGCAGAACTGTTCCTGCTCGGTGCGCTAGAAGACATCGATCGTCGCAACCGGAAACGCCGTCAAAAGGCTCTACGCCGAGCAACCGCCTTCATGTCATGCCTACGTGGTTGGGTCGCTATGCGAGCCATCGTGTACGTTCCAGAAGGCGAAGAAGAAACCGTATTCGACGTTGTAGCGTGGGACCCTATTCACACATTTTGGGAAGACGGTGAAGACGGTTTGGTGTGGGCTGCTCACCAGCGCAAATCGTCAAAGGCGCAGATCCGCAAGAAGTACGGCTATGAGATCGAAGGCAAGGATGCCACGATCACTGACTGGTGGGATGGGGTGAACAACCTCATTCTGGTTGATGATGTGTTCGTCAAAGAGCCAGATGAAGATGCCGAACACGGCCTTGATCACACGCCGGTATTCATCGGCAATGTTGGCGACATGCCAGATATTCAGACGAAGGAATTCTCTGGTAGCGGCAGCACCAACAACACGCTCAAACAGCAAGGTGAATCGGTATTCACTACGCCAGCCGGCTTGATAGAGCCTCGCAACAAGTACATTTCACATTTGATGGACGTTGCTGAACGATCCCGATCCGGTTCGATCATCCACTACTCGAAGGACGGTAAGAAGTCCATCGAAGGCAACCCGTACCGATCGTACACAGAGATCAAACTCTCTATCGATCAGAAGGAGAAAATTGAGCCGCTTATCCTTCCCCCTGCACCGCCTGAAATCGGAGCGGTTTTCGGATCTATCGAACACGATTGGCAGCAATCGACGCTTCCGTACCCTCTCGCGTACGGCGGGACATCAGCTGCAGAATCAGGTCGGGCATTGGCTATCCGAATCGAAGCAACCCGATCCGCATATTCGCCAAGAACCCATCTACTACGAGAGGTCTATCAGTGGCTTTGTGAGGAAATTCTTGGTCAGTTTGCTAACCCAAACAGGGAAGCAAAAGAAGTAACCCTCGACGGTAAAAACCCGAAGATGGACGCTGACCAGGCGTATTTCCGGGTCACAAAGAAACCGCAAGACATCAAGCCAGACTGGTCGATCGATGTCATCGTGGAGCCTCGTTTGCCTCGTGATGAGGAAACCGAGATCAACATGGCGATCGCTGCGACTCGTGGTGGACCCAACGGCGAGCAGCCTCTCATGGCGATGCGTACTGCTCGAACCGATATTTTGAAGCTGCGTAACCCTGACAACGAGGAACAAAAGGTTCTTCTGGAAATGGGTCAAACGATGCGTCCGATCATGGTTCGCCGAATCGCTAAAGCGATGGAAGACGCTGGTGACACCGAAGGCGCTCAGTTGATTATGGAAATGGCGCAAGCCGAAGAACTGGCGCAACGTCAATCACTTGAACAAGCCGGTGTGAGCTCGGAAGATGAGGCTCAAACCGAGCGCCCTGCAGCAACGCAAGATGATATGAATCTGATTGAGGCGGTTGTTGCAGCCTTGAAGGAGATCGGCAGAGAAGATCTTGGTCAAGCATTAGTAACAATGCTAGACTCACAGCAGATCGATCCCGAAGTAATGCAGCAAATCGTACAAGCGCTGATCGAGGCCGGTCAGGAAGAAATAGCACAAGCACTGGTTGAGGCGTTCAATGGAGCAGGACCCGCAACCACGACGGAGCAACAGTAATGCCACTTGACCCACAACTCGACCAAGCCGGTCTGTTCCAAGCCATCTTCGATAAGGTCATGGACATTCCCGAGTACAGCAACTCGATTTACAACAACTGGCTGCGTGATCGTTACGGCGATGCTGTTTCCCAATTCTTCCTACAGGAATCAGACACTCTCGCTGAACTTGGCAACAACGATTCGTCTGACGCTGGACAGACTTTCGAAGATTTCCTACTCGCTGCGAAATCTGCAGGTAGCGACTTTGGGTACAACTCATCGGATCGTCTAAACCAACTTGCCAGTCTGAGCGGTGTTGGAATGAACGAACTCCGAACTGAATTCGACGGATTCGCAGGTTCAGGTATTTCCTTTGACCAGCTTCAAGGCAGAGCAGTTTCCAACTCTCTCCGTCGAAACTTTGGTGGTGGCCTTGAACGCGGTGCGGCACGTAAGTTCTTCGACCCTCGAGCCAGAGGCGACTACTTGCTGTCGAGTGCAGAAGTTGAACCAGAAGGATTCCTACGCCAGCGGGTCGCCGACCTCCGATCCCGATACGGTCTCTAAACAATGCCTAATTACGCTTTCCTCTCGTCGTTCCTTGAAGACACGCCACAACTGGCGTTTCAAGGAACACTCGCGAACACTGGAAACAAACGGGTACAGAACCATTTCCAGAATCAGTTCCACAACATCGACGCTCAGTACCAAGCTGTTCTCGGGCAGCAGGTACTTTCTGGCGGGTTGCCGTCTGCTAGGTACACCGACTTTGTTGGTCGCTACCCGTTCCTAAAAGAGTTCAACTTGCTATCGCCAGAAGCCCGCGGAGAATCGCCTAGAACGGCAGCACCACGTATTAGATTCAGCGGGTAGTTCATGGCAACAGCGTGGGATCGAATCGCAGAAGATTTCAAAACCACTCGCAGTGGTTTGACGCAGTACCAGCCAGCGAACTTCGTGGATGACGAGGAAAAGAAAACTCCGATTCCCCGGCTCGAGGCAGCAAAGACTCGTCGTAAGAAACTCGTAACAACAGCAGAACGGCAGAGGCTAGTCGAGGTTCAGTCGCGTGGGGCGGCAATGGGACTCGACACCACCGTTCTGAAACCCAAGCCTGGTCAATCAGTCTCCGACATGGTTGATGAACTCAACGCTGCGATGGATCAAGAGGAAGCTGACTTCGAAGCGTGGCGAGGTACTGGGCGAAAGTTTCTGTCGCCAGAAGACCGTTCCGAGCTCACACCTATCAATGAGCAACTGAACCGCATACCTAACACTCCGGGGGAGGTTGCCGGCGGGATCGGCCGTTTGATTCTTGGTGGATCTCGAGGAATTGCTAAGAACGCTCAGAAGTTGATGCCGGTCGATGAAGATGCGATCGCAAACATTCCTCGGCTACAGGATGATTTCGAAGGAGTGCGGAACGAAATTATTGCCGGGATCGTTGATGAACAGGGTCAAGATGTTTGGGACAAGTACTCGGCAGAATTCCCGACCGAAGCTGAACAGCTTGTAAACAACCGTATGCGTGACATGATCGGTGTCGCAAAGTTCGCTACCTCGGGTACGCCAGAACAGCAGTTGGAGGCGGCACAGTACCAGTTGAAGCGCCAACTCAACCAGCGACCAGGTTCACCTTCGATCGCTGAGTCTCGTATCCGAGCAGGATCAAACCCGAGAGTATTTACAGAACTCGCCTTGCTACCGATGACGGCTGCATTTGCACCGCAAGAACTCGGTGGTGGCTTACTCGGTGCTGGTGCTGGTCACTTGGTTGACAAGGCTCTAGGTGGTGACGGCTCGAAAGGTGAGCATGTCGGATCGATTGCCGGTCAACTGTTTGGTGGTGGCGCTCGTAACCCTGCAAGCCTACGTGGAGTAGCCGGCGTTTCAGATGATGCTTTGTCGATCGCCCAAAAATCTCGCGGGCTTACGGCGGTAACTGGTCTGGACTTTGTTGGTAAGGAAGCACTCGAAGCAGCGAAGATCGTTGAAAGCCTCGGTCGCGTCGGACTCAAAGCCGGCGGTGTTGCAGAGGCGGTTGGAGAGACCACGATAAGTGGGGCTCGAGCGCTGGAAAACAAGTTGCGGAACCCTGTTTACACGCCAGAACAGGCTCGCCGAATGAGAGGTGGTGGAGACCCTTTCACCTTTTTCCGTAACGACCCCGAGAAGGGGGCAAAGGATCTGCTCGCTGCAGCCGACGAAGTAGAAGCTGCTCGTAGTGCCGGTGACGCTGATGCACTGTCTACAGCCGAGTCGAAGTATTTCATGTTGCGTGACGCGGCTGCGAAGTACCTTGACGATGCAGATCCGACGTCGGGACAGAAGACTCTCGACGGTGATGTGGTTCCTGCGATCACGGAGCAAGATCTTACCGATCGTGCAATGAACCAGTCTGAGTTCTTCATGGAAGACGAGATCCTGAGTTACGCCGATCTCGATGACCCGAAATATGACGCTCCTATTTTCGATAACCTCCCGGGTCCAACTCGTGCAGACGAGATCGAAATGGAAATGGATGCGTTGCGATACGCTCGTGACGAGGTTCAGGACGGCAAGCCGATTCGTCCGAAGGGTCGCAAGCCTGACCCGAACAGCGCCCAAAAGAACGATATGTGGAACTTCACTGTCGGTCACACGAATCAGGAAGTTGTCGCTTTTGCCAAGTCGCTAGACCTGAATCCTTACCAACCAGGCTGGTTCGACAGGCTCGGGACTGAGGACATTGCCGACTTCCGATCGGGATTCTTCCGCAACTATGAAACAGAAGCGCTCGGTACTCGAAAGGGCATCGACGCAAAACTGCGAGATCTAGCCGACGAACTCAAATACGAACACGAGACCGAGATTGCAAGTCGCACATCGGCACTCGATAACGTTGAGCCTCTGCCTGACACGATCCTCGATGACGGACTGCCGGGAACAGAGGGAATTGCTGCGTCGACATTCGAACTCCCACAAGAGTTCAGTCGTATCTCGCCCCGATACCGATCGCACTCTGTCAAATGGGAAGATGACTTTGACCGCTTGCTTTACCAGGTGAGCGCCAAAGGCAAGCCGTCGAAACGTGCTGCAGATTTCAATGAGTTGATGAAGCAGGAACTCGGCGCTGACTGGCAACGTGATCCGCAAGTCCGAACAGCTATGAGCGATATTCGTGCGGAGCTGAAACGGTTGGATCAATCCACCGAATACGGTGAAGAATTCACGATCGCTGCTACAGGATCTTTTGAAGACTTGAAGACTGCTCTCGGACTTGAAGTTACACAGTTGACTCCGAAGCCTGAACAGATCCTCAAACGCTCTAATCGCGCAGTTCGCCGCAGTTCGGGCGCACCAGCAGGAAACCAGCGTGTAGAAGGCTCCGTCGCGGCTGTCGATCAGGGTCCACCATTGGACTTCCGTGGACGTTACGCAGAGTCGAATGATCCGTATGCTCCCGCTGCTAGACAGGTGACTCAAAACGAAGCTGTCAAACAAGCTGCAACCGATCGGGTGAAAGCGCCAGCACTTGTTGAAAGTCCTGCGGCTGCTAAGAAAGAACTCAGGGGTGAGTTCATTGATTCAGCAGTGCCAGATTCACCAGAAGATGTCGGTGCTTCCCGCCAATTTGAAACAGGAGATGTGCGAGAGTTCGTCAACGAACTGCCCCACAAAGATGCTGTTCCGACTAAGAAGTTCCAGCTTGCAGTTGAAGGACTCCGTGACATCAGTTCTTCATTGGCTCGATCGATGGATCCTTCCCGCATGGGTGACACGATCCAGAACGGATTCCATCAGGGAGTCATTGCCGACTACATCATTCATCCCACACGGCGAATGTTCGTAGCAGCGCAGGAATTCCAAGACCAGGTTAGGTCTGGCTACCAGCGCATCCTCACGAAATATGACATGCAAGACAAGGCTCACCGAGAGGCTGCAGGCCGAGTTCTTGAACACATCACTCGTGCCGATGCTCGTGGCAATGGCACAGGTATCTTCCAGAAGGAAGCAGTTCAGAGAATCCTTCACGACTACTCTTACGATCGGGCGCAACAGATCATCGGAACGGCGATGGAAACACGCCAGTTCTTCGACTCTCTTATCACTGTTCAGAACGCAGCGAGAGTCAAGCGCGGCGAAGCTGCAATGCTGTACCTCGACAACTACCGTCCGTGGATTCGAAAACAGTCGGCTTTCAATAAGCTACTTGCTGGTAAGGCGAAGGGTAACGAGGTTCCAAAAGAGTTCCCTGCCGACCAGTTCATGTACACACAGATGGTTCAAAACCCTCGAGCGATGGCTCGTAAGGGACTCGAGGTTCCAGAAGACGCTATCGATGACATCAGTGAACTCGTCGTGCAGTACATCGACTCTGCTCGAAAAGACATCTACAACAACTCGATTATCAAGAACGCTCGCCGGCACACGAAGGAACTTCGCAAGCAGGGCAAGAACGGTTCTGCAGAATCTATCGACCAGTGGGTGTCAGAAGCGTTTGGCGGTACACCAACGCCGTTGTCTCGTGCGCTTCGCAGCAGTGGAGTCCCACTGGTGGAAGAAGGTCTCGATTTCTTCATGTTCGTTCGCCGTCAACTGACTCGAGCAGTTTTCCCGCTGAACTGGACTTGGAACGTTTTCGTTCAAACATCATCATCAACTCTCACGATCGCTCGTTACGGTGTCGCCAACAGTGTTCGGGCGCTACAGGCATTGTGGGACCCTGCGATGAAAGCTGAGATCGACCGAATGGCGTACAGCAGCATCATCAAGAAACGCCGTGGTGGTCGGATCTCGCAGCAGGACTTGGGTGACGATCTTCTGCGCCACAAGGAATTCGACGCAACGAAGATGAGCAAGGTCGAGGATCTTGCCAACGGTCTCTCAACGATCATTGAGGAAAACCTCACGCGACACGCTGTTCGTGCCGCATATCTCAAAGGCGAGCAACTAGGACTCGAAGGACGTTCGTTGTGGGAATACGCATCGAACGGTGGCGCTCGAACGCAGTCGATGTACAACAAGGAAGATGTTGTCGGTGTACTCCGAACCAAAGAGGTCGGAACCGTCGGACCCTTCCAGACATTTGCTTTCGAGGTATTCAACACTGCTCGTGAACTAGGTCTGCCTGGTGCAAAGAATCTCACGGTCAAAGGTCGCAAGCCCTTCCAAGAGGTCGGCGCTTACAACACGCTGCTCGCTGACAGTTCGATCGGCACTGCCACAATGCAGAACAGGGTCAAGACTGTCCTCCGGTGGGTTGGAGCTGCAGTGGCAGTGAACACAATCTCCGACCGGATGGTTGACCGCAAGCCGTGGAACCTCGGATCGTTCTTGCCGTTCTACTCTCTGATTACTGCCGGTGCAGCTGGTTATGGACCCACGAACCAAGCATTGTTCCAGAAATACTCTGGTGACTTTTGGGACGGTCTAAGGTCATTCCTCGCCACTGGTAAGATCCACAAGTTCCGCGACTTCTTCATTCGCTATCACGTTCTCGGTGGGTCTCAGATCACACGCACACTGCAAGGCATTGAGGCTGTTGCAGAAGGCGGTGTTCGTGACACTACAGGGAAGAAGAAATTTGACGTTCCAAAGTTCTCCACCGATACCGCTGGTGAGAACTGGCAGGACTGGTTGAACGCTTACACTCGTGGTGTCTATGCCACGAATGGCGGCAAGCAGTACATCGAAGATCGTGTTGATATGAACCCGTTCGAGGAATTCATCGGTTTTGAAACTGGTGGAACAGGCGGGATCTCTGGCAAGATGAACCGACGCTACCGAGAAGAATTTGAGGATTACTTGGACATCGCAACAACCATTCAAGAGAGAAAAGAAAATGGGCAGCGTTACAGCCGTTCGCAGGAGCGTGTGCGTAACCCTGAACTCGACGCTCATTTGTTCGTTGCAGGCCGAGTCACCAGCTTGAAATCTCGCCAGGCTGTTCGCCAAGCCAAGCAGATCATCCTCGATGAGAAGCTACTGAACAGTGCCGATGACAGCACGATCGAGGGATGGCGCAAAGGTCTTGGAGATCGATGGGTCAATGCCCACATCGACAATCCAGATGTTGAGGTTGCGCCTCTCTACGATCCAGACTTCGTGCCGTTGAGAGGTTCAAGCGCCGCCGAGAAAGCGGAGCCGACGTCGGCAATTCATAGCGCCCAAGAAAATTGGGAACTTGTGAGCTCGCTAATGTCGAAGGGTGATCTTCTCGCTTTGCAGAAAACGTGGAACGGCGAGGGAATTTCCCGGCAAGAGCGTGAGAGTCTAATGGCGATCTACGAACAGGAATCTCTCGGGGCTACCACGTTCAACGAGTGGCTGAAACAGCGACTTCGCCAGATCCAACAGAACGCCGCAGTAGCCGCGAAGATGCAAGATGACCGAGAACTTGCTACAGTCTAAGCAGGTTCATTACCTAAATTTGGAGCAATTATTTGACAACCGAACGCACTAAGACCGACGATCCTATGAACGCTACCGAAGATGGTCACGCCGGCGATAGTTCTGATGAAAATCAAAACCTCGACCCGCAGAACCAGAACGGCGATGCCTCTGGTGATTCTCGCGAAAGTGGAACAGACGGCGACGGTGACGAGAAAAGTCCACGAGAGTTGCAACTCGAGGCTCGACTCAAAGCCGCAACCGATCGAAATGCCGCCCTTGCCCGCACCGCTGCTAACGATGCGCTAACGGCTCAGATCGATCGTATTGAAGCTGACAATGACCGAGCCGAAGATGAAGATCTCGCCGCTGTTGAAGCTGGCGATATGAAGGCATCCGAAGCGCGACGTCGAGCCAGCGACCGTAAGACTGACACTAAAGCGAAGATCAAGACCGCTACTGAGGAATCCCAAGCATCGGTGATGTCACCTGAACAGGCGACAATGCTGACGAACTTGGAAATTGCAGTTCGGCTAGAGGCAGCGCAGAAACTCGAGAAGAAGTATCCCGGCATTGATGTCGATGTTCTGGTTGCAGACACATCGATCACATCGTCTAAAGATATGGAAGTTCGAGCGCGTGAACTCTCGATTGAGAATCGTGAGAAGAAGTCAAAGGGTCGCGAGAAGTTCGATGGCAATACGGGCAGCGCAGTTTCATCCGATATTGAAAAAATGGATGGCGCAGCGAAAGTTCGTTACGCTCTCCGCAATTTGAAATAGTTCTGCCGTTCGCGGTGGGAACTATTCGGAGTTCTTGCCATGTCCATGACACTCGTTGAAGGATCAAAGCGATCTAACGACGTTCTCCAACAGGGGATCGTTGAATTGATCGTCACAGATGATCCGATTATGAGTCGTTTGGGATTCAAAGACATCAAGGGCAACGGTCTCACGTACAACGTTGAGTCCGTTATGTCCGGTGCTGACTTTTATTCTCCCGGCGACACATGGGTTGAGTCCACCAGTGAAGTGACTCAGGCGACAGCACACACCCGTATCCTCGGTGGTGACGCTGACGTTGACAACTATCTGCTAACCACTCGCGGCGATCATCAAGATCTTATGTCCGAGCAGATCACAGCAAAGACGAAGGCGATCAACTACGCTTTCAACACTGCGCTGTTGTACGGGTACAACGCCACCGAAACTAAGAAGTTCGATGGCATCCACCAGCTCCTACAGTCAGAGACCTACAACACGGTCGCTGTCGGTGCATCTGACACGCCGGCTGCTCTGAGCATGACGAAGATTGAAGAAATCCTCGACATGATCAAGAACGGATCGGCTGACGTTCTTCTTATGACCAAGTTGATGCGCCGCTCGATCAACACGTACCTGAAATCCGTTGGTGGAATCACCTACGAACAGAGTGCGAACGGCACAGTTCAGACGATTCAGGAGACCCCTGTGGTTGTTTCTGATTTCCTCTCGAACTTCGAGTCTTGTGACAACGACTACGGTTCTGGCTACGGCCACGACCCAACCGACGGCACAACGCTCGGCAACAACGACGGCTCGACATCGATCTTCGCTCTGCAGTTCGGCGACCAGGCACTTTGCGGTGTTCAGTCTGCTCCGATCACTACGAAGCGTTTCGATGACTTGGAGACCAAAGACGGATCTCGTATCCGAATCAAGTGGTATCCGTCGATTATGATCCAGTCGATCATTAGCTGTTCGAAGCTAACTGGTATCAACCCTTCCGCTACAGTAACCGCGTAAAGGTTCTCGCCTACTGTTGGGCGTAATCATTCAGTAGGAAGCCAACAGCCCCGATCCTTCAAAACGGGGCAACATTCAAATAAGGAAATAGTCTCGTGGCTTTTACATACACAGACTCAGGAAAGCGAACGGTACGTTCAGGCAAGGCTTTAAAAGTCACTGTCTTGGCGGCTGTTGAAATCGGAGACATTCTGGCTCCGTATAACGTCAATGCGTCCGCGTCTCACCAGCTTGCGACTACCGCCCTAAAGGGTCGGCTGGTTGCATTGCAGAGTGGCGTAGCAGGAGCCGAGATTTCGGCTGCTTCGTGGGCTGTTCTTGGCACAGAAACCAGCGTTGCCACTGGTGGAATCGCTACACCTGCGTACTTCGCAGCGTCTACCGACTTCCTCGGAGCCTCGCTCTATCAGGGAGCAGCTGGTAAGCCGTCTTCTACACCTGGACTCCGGGTAGGTACTCTGCTTTCACGAACAGAGATCCTCGTAGACCCGAACGCCTACGGTGAAGATGTCGGCAACCCGATCGCTGACCCTGCAGATGCCGGTGCAATTCCGGTTGGCGAAGGGTCAGGTTCAGTACCGCTAGTATCGGCTGGTGCTGAGACCCGAACGATCGCAGATCCGGTTTACGCCGGTCAGATTCTCAACCTCGGTTTCCACACCGACGGCGGTGACTGTGTAGTTACGACTGCATCACCAGTGAATCAGACAGGCAACAACACTCTGACGTTTGCAGATGTGGGCGATAACATCGTCCTCATCGGATCGCCAGATGGAGCCGACATCGAATGGCGTGTACTCGCTAACGATGGTGTCGGACTCACAACGGTCTAATCGACTAACTAGAGGGGAGCCGATTTCGGTCGGCTCCCCACTACTTGACTAGGAGCAGTATGCAAACGATCTCTATTTCAAAATTGAAGAAGGCTCGAGCCGAGGAAATGAGCAAGCGCCAAAGCGTTGTCATTGAGGCAGATGGGGTCTTCATCGGAGTGCTAATCATTGCACCGCAATTAGACATGAAGAACCAGGTGACTTCCCTCGCAGGAATCATTGAAGCTGGTCGGGATCACGAAGAATGGTAGATGGCACGATCGGGGTGGAATTCGAAGTCTCAGGGACTTACGAAGTTTTCCGTTCCGACGGTTCACTGAAACAAATAGGGAAGTTGGAAGAACTCTCGGCCGAACAGCAGCAAGCGGTTCTGGCTGAAATGGGTATCGAACTCCCCGGAGATATTTCGTAATGGCTTTTCCAACCGTGGCAGGGTTCAAGGAACTTGTGCAGATGGCGATCGGTGCAGCGTCAGACGCATGGACCCACATCGCCGTAGGTACAGGTACAGGGCAATCTGCATCTAGCACCACTCTCGCCGCTGAATCGTCCAGCCTCGGCATGTCCCGAGCAGCTGCAACGATGTCTGCAGTTACCACGACAGAAACGAACGACACAGTTCAGGCGACAAAAACGTTCACGGCTACTGGCACAGTGACAATCACCGAGGCAGGGTTGTTCAATAACGCCACGCTCGATACTGGTGACATGCTGATGTACGGTGAACTTTCGCCTTCTGCAGCAATGGTCAACGGCGACACTCTGGCAATCACTCTGAAAGTACAGATCAAGGCAGCAGCCTAGTAAGGGGCTGTCATGGCTACTACGTTCAAGAGTCTGTCCGATCGGGCGGTATCAACTCTCGCGTCTGGAATCAGTGGTGCGGTTACAAGCATCCCGCTTCAAAGTGGTGATGGGGCATTGTTCCCATCGTCTAACTTTTGGGTCACGGTTGAAGACGAGATCATGCTTTGCAGTTCTCGAACAACCGACACTCTCACTGTCACTCGCGGGCAGCTAGGAACAACGAACACTTCTCACGATGCCGATTCCGACATCGCTCTGAACATTGTCACGCAGCACTTCGATGACATCACCGCTGCTATCAATACCGCAGAGTCGGAGATAGACGCTCTTGAAACGAATCCTGTAGCCCACGCGTCCCGGCATCAAAACGGTGGCGCTGATGAGGTCAATGTCGGTGGACTGAACGGTGTGCTTGCGGACGATCAGCACGTTATCGATGCGGAAGTTGACCTACGCATTGCCGCAGCGATCGGTGTAACCGTTCAAGCATGGGACGCTGATCTCGATGGATGGGCTGGCTACGCTCAACCAGGTAGCACCGTTGTTGGTGTCTCTGCTACTCAGACGCTAACCAACAAGACGATCAATACAGCTTCGAACACGATCACGGTTGTTGAGGCTGATATTTCAGATCTGCAAAGCTATTTGCTCCCTGCAGCAATCGGCGTGACTGTCCAAGCCTTCGACGCTGAACTAGCAGCGCTCGCAGGACTTACATCTGCAGCAAACAAGATCCCTCGATTTACAGGGTCGGGTACTGCCGGCCTTCTTGATTTCCTTGACGAAGACGCAATGACAAGCGACAGCGCCACGGCTGTCCCTTCGCAACAGTCGGTCAAGGCGTATGTGGATTCCTCTACTGGTGGACTCGGAGCGCTGATCGCATCGAGCAACCTGTCAGACGTTGCTAACGCAGCTACTTCAAGATCTAATCTTGGCCTTGAAATCGGCGTAGATGTGATCGCCTTCGATACCAGCCTGAATACGATCGCTGTTATCACACCAACCGCAGACAACTTTATTGTCGGTAACGGTGCTAGCTCTGCATGGGAAGGCAAGACTCCTGCACAGGCGCGAACACGCTCGCTACGCACACCACAGGTAACTTCGTAAAGGACATTACCGCTGGTAGCCTGGTGGACGTTTCCGGTGGCGGCTCTGAGGATGCCACGGTTACGGTGAATGTGGATCTGTCGGAGCTGACCACTTCCACATCTGACGCTGACGGAGATTTCTTCGTCGTAGTTGATTCGGTGAACGCTCAGAAGAAACTCACCAAAGCGAACATCGCTCTATCTGGATTCAACAACGACTCTGGATGGACAACGAATGTCGGTGACATCACAGGCGTTACAGCCGGTAATGACATCACTGGTGGTGGTACGTCTGGAACCGTCACGATCACGCTCGACACGACGCTAACTACGGTTACGTCTATGTATAACGCATCGCTTCACGTTGGTCGGGATGCTCATAACCACTTCGACTTCTCGACTGACAACGCAATCAAGGTTGCTGTCAATGCGGTCGATGATGAGTTCCGGTTTGTTGCCGGCGGCGCTTTCCACGCAGACGGTGACGTTGTTGCGTACTCGACCACGACTGCAAGGTACGACTGGAAAGACAACGCTCGGGGAGCCAGCGTCGGTGTCATAGCGCAGGACGTTCAAATGGTTTTGCCTGAGCTCGTCAAAGAGGTTGAGGGATTGAAGGACGCTGGAAACCATTTGACCGTCAACTACGACGGTCTGGTTGGGGTCCTGATTGAAGCAGTCAACGAACTAGCAGCCAAAGTCGGTGCGTAATGGCTATCGCTGCTAGCGGACAAGTTTCGCTCAACGATATACAGACAGAGTTCACCAACGCTGGTGATGGTGTGAATCCTATTCAGTTGTCGGAATACTACGATGTCGATGATGGAGTCCCTTCGTCTGGCATGATCGCCGTATCTGACTTTCATGGAACCGAACAGCAAGTCGGATGGGCTAGCGCTGAGAGTGGAACGCGTGCAAGGCGTGGCGTACACGGCATGGGTAACTCGCAGTCGGGACTGGTCGCAGGTGGTTACGATACCGATTACCGCGCTTACACCGACTCCCACAACGGCACATCGTTCTCTACTGAAACGAATATGTCCGGTACGAAATTCGATGGCTGGTACGCTGGCGGTGGTGGTGGTACAAGCGAAGGCGCTTGCATTACCATTTGCGGATACCGCTATGCGGAAGACTGTGAAGAATGGAATGGATCTTCTTGGTCTTCCGGTGGCAACGTTACATGGGGAGTCACATCAGTACAGGGGAACGGGAACAGCAACGGTACTCAGACTGATTGTGCGAAACTCGGTGGTGAGGCTGGCGGTACTGGACTAATCAAGTTAGAGGTCTACAACGGTACTTCGTTCTCTACCGAGACAGATCTTACGACTGGTGTTTCTCGGGGTGGATTGATCGGCGCTGGTCACGACGATCTCTTGAATGTCTCTGGCTATTGGGGTGGTTCGTACAGCACAAGTTGTAACTCTTACGACGGCACATCATGGTCTTCCGAAGGTGCGATCCCGACACAGGGGCGACAGGCGCTAGGCTTGTTCGGAGAGTCCGATAACGCTTACATGGTTGGCGGGTACAACACTCACGATGCCTACGCTACCTACATTTACAACGGTACAAGCTGGTCGGACAACTCGACCGACACCACTGTAGAACGGGTTGGCGCTGGAACCTACGGCGCTGGCACTAGCGGTTTCAACACTCACGGTAACGACCCGAACATATACACATCAGAGAACTTTGTAGAGGCTGCATAGTGAGCGATTTCAAAGGCCAAACACTTTACTTCACTGGACCCTCTGGCGGCAAAGGTTTCGTTACTCACCGCGACCGTAATCAGTTCAAGGTGAGAGCGCTTCCTGCAGAAGTCTATATAGTGGACGATAATTCAGCGGCGAAGGCATGGGCAAAGCGTAATTCGCTTGACCCTCTTACAGCACTTGAAGCACGAAAGCTGGTGCATGACCTATACCTTGCAAGGCTCGCCGCCTATAACAACGACACAGATCGGATCGAAATTGACAAGCCAGAGTTTATCGACCACTTCGGATAAGCAACTCAAAGTTCGTAGCGACACCTACACAAACGTCGAGAGCCTACTCGGTGATGGCTACAAAGACTTTCTCACCATCCTTGATGATTGCGAGACTTCATGGGACAAGCGCCAGAT